TCACTTGGTGGACAAAGCACCATTTACAGCAATTTCAAAGGTATCAACTGCTTTTGTTTCCATGGTTTCAGTATCATGAACATAGGTTTGAAGGGTAGTTTGAATATTCTTGTGTCCAAGTCTTACTTGAACTGATTTTGGTGATACACCATTTTCGATCAACAATGTTGCATGGGTATGTCTTAATGAATGATAATCAAAAGCAAGCTTCAATTGGCTATGAATAACCCTGCTGCAATACTTGAAAGAATCGGTTGAAGTGTATTCACCATTTTCAGTGACACAAATCATTTTCACCCTTGGCAAAGGTGATTCAACACATTTCTGAACAGGCATCAATCGGATGATCTCATTTCCTTTTTCGTCTTTTTCAATCTTCTTCACCATGATTGAGTAATATCCACCATACATCATTTCATTTTCAAATTGTCTTATTTTTTCAGCTTTCAATGCTTTGATTAGGCTGTCACCAATCTTTATTGTTCGGTCAGAATTATATTTTGGTGTTGTAAAGTACCAGGCAGACTTTTCTTCCTTCTTCCCCTTTTTCTTCAAGACTTCACGAACATCAACACCATAATTTCTTTTTACAGTCTGTTTGTTCACAGTCAGTGTTTTGTTTTCAAAGTCAATGTCATCCCAGGTCAACCCAAAGGTTTCAGATATACGCAATCCACAATTCCATCCAATAAGAAGTGGAATGTAAAATCTGTTCCTTTCAGGAAATCTTTCAAGGATTGATTGGAATTCATCAGGCTTCAATATGATCCTTTCCCTTGGCTTCCTTTCCACACTTGGAAATTTCACATAATGAACTGGATTTTCTTTCAGATATTGCAAAGGGTGAACTGAATAATCCAATGCTGCTGAAAAGGTAGAAAGAATACCAACAAGGTGTGATCTTGAATAACCATTCAGCTTTAAGTCATTTGCATAGGTCTGAATCATTGTTGGGTTCAATGCTTTCAGTTTGTATTGTCCAAAGTTCGGTTTAAGGTGATTTTCAATAATAGATAAATACCCAAGTTGTGTATTATACTTCAATTCAATTTTGCAATAGTTATCAAACCAAAAATCCAAATAGTCAGATACACTGATTTCAGTTGGTTCAAAGTGCAACCCTGCATTGTTGTATTGTGCAAGGGATTTTGTTCCTTCTTCCAAAGCTTCCTTCTTGGTTTTGAAACCACCTTTTGATATTTGATTCCTTTTACCTTCTATCTTAGCTGCTTCAAAGCGGAATTCCCATTTGTTTCCCCTTTTTCTTATATTGATTTCTGCCATATCTATCATCCTTTCTTAATTTTGAGTATAAAAAATACACCCATTGCAGATCAGGTGCTTCAAATGATATAATAGGGTGTGTATCGGTATTATATCAGGCATCCGTCTGAATAGTATCACGTTAAATTCAGCTTTCTGATTCGCTGTCAGGGGACTGTTTTTTTGTTGTTTACAATATGGGCAACCATTTCAATCCAAATATAATGGTTACAACTGATCCTTGGTGTTCGCTGCACCAGGGGTCTTTTTTTCTTCCTTGGCAAAATACCCATTTTCTTCAATTATCTTTAATTCTGATATAATTAAACTTTTTACCCTTCGCATCAGTTGCTTATGTTCGGCAAGAGAAACAATAAAGGTATTACCTTCTTCGGTAGTCACTTCCCAACAAGGAAAATTTGGGTCAGCATCTTGTTCCATTGCAAGTCTTTCTGATTCCTCTTGTGAAACACCTGAAATTGCACCTATGTTTGGTATTTTTATTTCATACCCTAATGTAGAAATATACTCTTCTAATGCTTTAAGTTCCCACAATCCTTTTGGCTTCAAGGGTTCAAGTTCTTCCAATCCATTCAATGCTTTTCTCAATAAGTTACCATTGTCTTTCAAATCAAAATATTCCAATCCCATGAGTTCAAAAGGTGAAACTTCTAAAATTGAAGCAATTTGCTCTAATAAATCAATAGGTATTTGCACCAATCCCTTTTCATACTTCCTAATGGAACTTTCTGTCCTTCCTATTCTTTCAGCTAATTCTTGTTGAGTTAATTTCTTGTTTTTGCGTTGCATTTTGATGTTTTTTCCAATCTCAATTGAATTCACAATTTCACCACCTTTCTGTTGATGGCTTCATAATAACATAACCGACAATTAAAATCAATGTTTTTATAAAAAAAATTAAGAAACGTATTGACAACGACAATTTAATTGCCTATAATAACAATATAACCGACAATAAAAATGTCGAATACGGAGGTGAGTAAATGAAAATCGACAATCAAAAGCTTGATATAATAATGGCACAAAAGTGTTTATCTTCTGAAAAATTATCACAAGTTGTTAATGTTTCACAAGTTACTATTGCAAGAATTAGGAATGGTTCTCAAAAACCAAGACCAATAACCATTGGGAAAATAGCAAAAGCATTGGGTGTTAAAGTCGAAGATCTTATTGAAATGGAGGAATAGCACATGAGTGAACAAGAGGTTCTTTATACAGTAGCAGAAGCAGCTAAGCTGATCAAAACAAACCCTGCTTATGTATATGAATTAATTCATGCAGGTCTGATTCCAGTGATCAAGCTTGGAAGTATAAAGATCAGAAGAAGTTCCCTTCTTGCATTCCTTGAAAAGTATGAAGGCATGGATCTAACCAAACCCAATGATGTCAAGAAGTTGGACTTCACTGAATAGCAATGATGAAGAAAGGTAGGAAAAATGATGGATGAATTCACAAATACGTCTGAATTGGTCATGTCTATTCTGATCAATGATAAGCAATCCAGGAACAGTGACAACTACTTGTTTTACTTGGTGGGCAAGCAAATTCTTGGAAGTAAAGGAATTGATATTGACAAGATTGGGTTCGGCAAGCTGTTTCTGTCATTAAAAGACTATGGACTTCCCCAGTTTGAAACAGTTGGAAGGATCAGAAGAAGATTACAACATGATCATCCTGAATTATTAGGGTGTGAAAGTGTCAGTGAAATAAGATCACGTAATGAAGAAGCATTTAATGATTTTGCAAAATAATTCATAAAAAGGAAGGAAGAAAACAAATGGCAAAGATAAACGAAGTTAATCAGGAATCGAACAAAACTGAACAAATGAGAATGGCAGAAGAATATCCCATAGAAAAGGTTGGTGCAAATCGTTATTTGTCAATTCAGTTTATAGCTGCATTGATTGATAATGATCTATTAGTAAATTATGCAACATTCTATGCATATCTCAAGTATATGAAACTTTGCACTTGGAACAGTGTGAAACCTATAAGTCAGATTTCATTTTCACTGCTTATTGTCAATAACTTTAATATTGAAGTTGCTGATAAGAAAGCATATGGTAAGAAATTCAGAGTTTTCAGAAGGTACAAGGTGGTTCAAGACAGTTCAGGGCAAATATACAAGCTTTGAACCGCTTCAAACCCTTATGAATACAGGTGTTGTGGGGTTGCGGTTCAAGCGGTTCGTGGTTAATGTAACTTCTTTATATATTTAATAAATATTAAAATCATTACAAAATTTAATATTATATATACCCTAAAAATAAAGAATATATAGAAGTCACATTGTACCGCTTGAACCGCAGACCGCAAAGCCTTGATTTTACTGGCTTAGAAGCGGTTCGTGGTAAGTAAAGTCACATTGTACCGCTTGAACCGAAACAATGAACCGCAATCAATAAAAATGAAGCATGGGATGTTTCATACCATCCAATTTGGATGGTATGAAGATGACAAGGTAGTCCATTCAATGGACACCCTGCAAATCGTGAAATGCGACTTTAGATTATAAAAAGATGATGCACTAAATAAATGAAAAATAATTTAAAAAACGAAAGGTGGAAAATAAAATGATTAGAACAGTTGAAAATGGAAAAGCAAAGGAAATGAAGTTAGATGAGGTAATTGCAGCAGTTAACCCAAAGAATATTGTCAAGATGGAACTGGTTGCTGATAAGAATGGTGATTCTATGGTTTCAGTATGGGTCAATAAAGATGGTGAATTACAGTTTTATAATTTTTCTGCTTGCAAAGGGTATCAAATCCATTCAATTAATGAATTTCTTAGATCACTAGATCTAGATCTAGATATTGATATTGAATTTCAAACATATGAGCAGTATGCAATGTTATTGGATCAGTGCATGGACTTATTAACATTAGGAAAGGTGGAAAATAAAATGAATGAAAAAATGATGAGTGCGATTTTTGAGGAATGCGTTGAAAGTATGAATTACATTAATTTACCTTCGTTGGATGAAGCAAAAGATGGTGTTGAAGCATTTTTAAAAAAATTAAATATAGATATTAAAATCATAAATGAATTGGAAAGTTGTTTTGGAGCAGTTGAAGCAGATGCAGAAAGACAAGGATTTTATAACGGCTTCAAGGCTGCATATAACTTTTTCAAATCATTGCAAGATTAAAGTCCTGCAAATCATGTTGATAATGAAGATATGAATACCGTAACGATTAGTGACGGAAATAGAGGAAATCCAAATCAAACAATTATCAATGAATCAGGGTTATATGCATTGATATTGTCAAGTCAACTTCCACCAAGGGTGTCGCAAATCGTTACCCCCTTAAAAAAGAAAGGATGAAGAACATGGATCATGTAATAGATGCAATGAAACCACATTATGAAGTTACCCTGGATTGGTTCATAGAAGAACAAAGATCAGGGAAGTATAAGAAGTTTTCTGATAACCCATTTTATGATGAAGTCAAGGTATTGATTGATGCTATGAATATATTAAGAAAATACTTGGGTTGGGAAAGGATCACCCTGAAAAGTGAAGTTGAAATGTTTTTAAGTGAAGGGGGTAATTGATTTGCCTGATACAGTATCAATTCACAGGATCAAGGAAGTTATTGGTGAAGAAGCTGTTCAGAAGATGATTGATTCATTCCCTTGCACACAGCTTTACATACCAAACAGAATTCCTGACTTCCCTGACCTGGAATCAAGAAATCAATATATCAAGAACCTTTATTATTCAGCAGGTAAAGCAATTGATGATATTGCAGCAAAGGTTGATTTAAGTAGTGACAGAGTAAGAAAAATTATATATCAAAGATAAGGATGATCCACATTGCATAAATTGTGATGTGGATTATTTTAGCTTAATAAATACTACATGTGGTAGTTATTTTTTAACACGTAACTACATATAGCGTTTTGGCAGGACAAAGCAGGTATAAATTGGTATAATGAATATGTTAGTGACTTTGTTTTCTTTCTTCTTTATTCATGATCTGATTTGTTCCCTGGTCATTCTTATTTGCCATTTGAGTGACCAGGGATATAAACACCCAAGGAACGAAAGAAAAGCTTTATATGAAGGATATATGAGTTATGACAGGCATTGAAAGGATGTGATCACATGGATGAAGTATTCAAGATAAGAAATAGTGAAATGGTTATAAATTCAGTTGCCATTCTTCTTGGTGATTATGAAAAAGATAGAAAGAAAGCTGCTGTCCTTATTTTGAAAGCTTGCTTGACAGATAAATTTTACAAGCAACTGATGGCAGATGAAGAATTGAAACCGATAGTCAAGGCATTGAAATAATTTGAATTATAGAAAGGAAGGTGAAAATCATGGGTAGACCAAGAAAAATTAAGTCTATAAAACAGTTAGAAGAATTATGGGAAGCATACAAAGTTGATTGCAATGATCAAAAGGTGCTTACCCATGATTTTAGTTCAAAGAACAGTGAATTTGTAAGTAAAGAACTAAAGCGGTCTATTACTTATACCATTGAAGGATTTTGTGTATTTGCAGGCATTGCAAGGTCAGCATTTTATGAGGTTTATGGTGAAGATAAAAGGTTTACGGACACCGTTACACGCATGAAGGAAGAATGTGAAGTTGATGCAAGGAAAAAGTTTGAACTTCAAGTAATTCCAACACAACTTGCAGGATTATGGATGTCAAACTATGGATACACCACTAAAACAGATAGCAATGTAACAGGTGCAATTCCAGTTGTCATTGTTGATGATCTTGGTGAAGATGATTTGGATGAATAATATCAGGTTAGTAACAAAATCATTGAAAGATCCTTATAAACAAGCATTTCAAGGTTATGATGCCATAATTTTAAAAGAAAGGATGATGAAAAATGACTGATCAAGAAAAGAAATTTGCTGATGAATATGTAATGCTATTTTTCCATAGTTCAACTTCCACATTGAAGATGATGGTTAATGCTGCAAGATATGCAGGTTATGAACTTTCTGCTGATTGCATTAAAGCTGAATTATTTAGTCGAGACCTTTTAGAGAGGAAAGACATCAATGAATATGTGAAAGCTGAAATTGCTTCTTTCAGGGCAAAGTTATCAGGCAGTCAGAGAAGAAATCTTTGGAATCTGATTTCAAACATGACTATTGGTGAACCTGATGAAAATGGCACTTATACAGTTATTATTCCACATTAGGTGAATGATATGAACAATATTGAACTTCAATTGAACAAAGTCCTTAAACTGGATCAGGAAAAGAAGCAAGCACTATCAGTGATAAAGAGAACTAAAACAAAGAAGGTTGGACTGCATCAGCTTACAATCACCCAGGAAGAAAAGGTTCAGATGACTTCCAAGGCTAATAAATTCTATGATGCAAAGATCAGTACCATATACAAAGCAATGAACCTGGAATTGAAGAATGCAGGTCATGAAGAACTTGAAAACCCATATCAAACAATAATGAAAGGTGGAAATTAAAATGAAAATTGAATTAGTTAAGAAAATCAAAGAGATCATTGCAGCATACCAAGCTAACAATGAACAGAGTATCAAAGAGATCAAGAAGATTATTGATGAATGGAAAGACAAGGTGAATCAGTACAGGGATGACTTCCTTCATCAGACATTAACAGAAGGATTGACAGAAATATCAGATGATTCAAAGAAGGTCAATAAGGTATACAACCAAAAATTGAAGGCAGTCATTGAAGAAGCAAAGAAGTTGATGCTTCCAATGATGATTAAGCCTGTTAAAAGACCTTCTGATTATGCAACCAAGGTGAGTAACACAATTGAATATCTAAAACTTGAAGGTGAAGAAATCACTGATAACAGTGCTTATATGTACCTAAAAGATTTCATTGATGACTATGATCAGATGAAGTTGTTCAAGAATGTTATTGAAAAACTTATCAAACGTGTCAATCCATTTGGTCTTACTAATGCCGAAGGAAAGACCACATTTCCAAAGACATTTGGAAAGTTAAACCAAGTTGAAGTTGTTTTGAACACATTTAATGAAATGGAAGCTATTGCAAATATGCTATTCCTTTATGGAAAAGAAACAGACCAAACATATTTCATTAATGGTCATGGTTATGTTTTACCAATGGAAGGTTTAGATGAAGAAATGGATGAAGCAACTATTTTGAACCAGGCTGCTGTTGTGGAATCTATTGCAAAAGAAGTTCCTGGTGTAGAAACTATCACAGATCAGACAGATCATGAAACTGTTGAAAGTTAATATTCAAAATATCTTACCATACAAGGGAACAGGGACAAAGCCTTGTTCCCTTCACTGTTAGGAAGGGGGAATGATCCAGTGGGGAAGTTCGGAAGTTGCAAATTTGATGATCTGAAAAAATTTCAAAAGAATATGGAAAAGTTACAGAATGAACAGAAGAAACAGTTCATTGAAGCTTGTGCAAAGGAACTTGCAGCAAGGCTGCTTGCAAAGGTCATTAAGAATACACATCCAGGAATATATCCTGAAAGCACTGGAAAAAAGGGTGGTACTTTAAGAAGGGGATGGACAACCCAACAATCTAATGGGTTTGAAATAAAACAAGTTGGTGATGCCTATGTGATTGAATTGGTAAATCCAGTTGAATATGCTTCATATGTTGAGTATGGACATAGAACAAGAGATCACAAGGGTTGGGTTCAGGGAAAGTTTATTCTTACAAAGGCAGAAGCTGAAATTGAAGCAGATGCACCAAGAATACTTGAAAATAAGTTAAAAAAGTATCTTGCAGATATTTTGAAATAGAAAGGTGGTTATTCCAGTGGACATAGAACAAAGAGTTAAAGAGTTGGTGGAGCAAAAGACCGTTGATGCAATGTTCAAAGAACTTAAAAAGCAGAATATGCTTAAAGACAATAAACCGACAGCATTTCAGAAAACAGAATCATTGCTTTATAACTACCCCAAGTTTCAGAATGTGTTAAAAAGCAAGTTGGATGAAATTGAAATGATTGAAAAAGAAGGCATATCCAAGAGAAGTAAGAGCTTTATCCAATGGAGTTCAAACAATAGCTTTGACAATTCCAATGAGTATGAAAAATCATTGACTGCTATTGAAAAGATAAAGGCTTCCATTGTCCAAATTGAAAGCTACATATATCAAATTGACCAGGCACTTGCTGCAATCAAAGATGATCCATATTTTGAACTGATCTCTATGAAATACTTTGAAGGACAGAGCAGGGAAGATCTTGCCTATTATTTTGATTGTGATGTCAGAACCACAGATAGACAAAAGAACAGACTTTTAAATCTATTGCAGATCAGGTTATTCAGTGATGAATACCTTGAACAATTACTTGGATAAATGAAAGGGTGGGAAAAGAATGAATCCAAATATTAAAGTAATAAATAAAAACCTATGGATGGTCAATTTCAGCTATGTTGAAAGGGACTTCATCAAGGAACTGACATTAAAAAATACATTAGATTCTGACTTTATGGGTTTAACCCAAGATGGGAAATTGATCATGAATAGTGGTGATGAATTGGGTCAGAAGACCCTTCCCATGATGAAGGTTGTAATGACATTGCCAAACAGATTGCTTGGGAATGAAGGTGGTTTCTGCTTCTTTGTAAAAGTGTTTATTCCAAAGTTGGACAAGTTGAACAATGCTGAACCATTGGAATTTGTGAAGCAGCAAAACCTGATTAATTTGAAGGCTGTTTATGATACTGCTTGCAAGTGGGAAAAAGAAAGAAGGAAACTTAATAAGAAGTATACCCGGGAACATTGGTTTTCCATTGGTATAAATAAATTACTACATAGAAAGGGGATGAAAGAAAATGGCAAGTATTAGAACACAGATTGAAATCATGGACAGAATATCAGCACCAATGATGCACATTAACAGTGCATTGTATTCAGCGGTCAGTGCTTTTGAAAGTGTGCAATCGGCAGCAAATAGTACTTTTGATTCAGGGAATTTCAGCAGTGCAAGGGAACATATTGATGCTGCAAATACTGAATTGAACCAAATGACACAAAATCTGAATAGAAATGATGGTGCACAAGATAACTTCAATCAATCAGTCAGGGAAGGAACAAGTGCTGCAAGCGGTCTTGAAAAGAAACTTCTTGGAATGGCTGCTGCATATGTTTCACTTCAAGGTGTTGGAAAGTTAATTAATTTATCAGATACCATGACATTATCGGAATCAAGACTAAGTTTGATTGTTGATGATGGTGGATCTGTTGAAGAACTGCAAAACAAGATTTATGCATCATCACAGAATGCAAGGGCATTATATACTGATACTGCTGCTGCAATTGCAAAGATGGGTATGAATGCAGGAAATGCTTTCAGTGGCAATGATGAACTAATTGCTTTCATGGAACAAGTGAATAAACAGTTTGTGATAGGTGGTGCAAGTGCAACAGAACAATCATCCGCAATAATGCAGCTTACACAAGCAATGGCAGCAGGTGCATTGCGTGGGGAAGAACTAAATTCAATATTAGATGGAGCACCAGGTATCGCAAGATCAATTGAAGAATCAATGGGTTGGGCAGAAGGTTCAATCAAATCCTATGCAGAACAAGGATTAATTACTTCAACTGTTGTGAAGAATGCATTACTTTCAACAGCAGAAGAAACTAATGCAGCATTTAACTCCATATCAATAACCTTTGCTAATGTGGCAACCGACATCAAGAATCGGGCATTGTTTGCATTTGATCCACTCTTTGAAAAGCTTAATGACATTGCAAACAGTAAAAGCTTCAACAGTATGGCAATAGGCTTGACAGATGCATTTGTAGTTGCATCAGGTGTTGCAGTTGGAGCATTGGACATGATTACACAAGCAGGGGCATTCCTGGCTGACAATTGGTCAATCATTGCACCTTTGATCTATGGGGTGATTGCTGCACTTGGAATTTATACAGGCTATATGATTGTGTCAAATGCAGTCCAACTGATCAGCACAGGAATTCAGACAGCACATGCAATTGCAATTGCAGTCAAAACAGGTGCAACCATAGCGGATGTGGCAGCAACAAACGGTTTGACAGTGGCACAATGGGCATTGAATTCTGCATTGCTTGCAAGTCCTATCACCTGGATTATCATTGGTATTATTGCAATCATAGCAATCATCTATATGGCAGTTGCAGCATTCAATAAATTTGCAGGAACAAGTGAATCAGCAACTGGAATAATTGTTGGTGCCCTGGCAGTTGCAGCAGCATTCATTGGAAACTTATTTGTTGGATTAATAAACATGATCATTGACATAATTGCAGTGGTTTGGAACTTTATTGCTTCATTTGCTGAATTCTTTGCAAATGTGTTCAATGATCCAATTGGTTCAATAGTCAGGTTGTTTGCAGGAATGGCAGATTCAGTGCTTGGTATTTTGGAAGGCATTGCATCAGCTATTGACACACTGTTTGGATCAAGTCTTGCTGATTCAGTTGCAGGTTGGAGATCTTCCCTTCAAGGAATGGTCACAGACCTGGTTGGTGAAGCTGAAATCAAAGTTCCAAGAATGGATGCAAGTTCAATGCACCTGGACAGATTTGAATATGGTGTGGCTTATAATGCAGGACATTCAGTGGGTGAAGGAATTGAGGAAGCAGTTTCAAACTTTGATCCTGCAAGTTTATTTGAAAGCAATATTCCTGATCCAAGTGGCACTGCAACAAGCAGTTATGATTCAGTTCCATCCAATGTTGCTGACACTGCTGAAAACACAGGTGCAATCAAGGATTCAGTTGACATCAGTTCAGAAGATTTGAAGTACATGAGAGATGCAGCAGAAATGGAAACAATCAACAGATTCACTACTGCTGAAATAAAAGTGGATGTGAATAATACCTTTGGGGATATTCGTGAAACAGCAGATCTTGATGGTATTGTTAATTATCTTGCAACAGGTTGGCAAGAAGCAATAGAAGCAGGTGCAGAAGGACTGCATGACTAATTGAACATAAGCAAAGACCCTTGGACTGTAATGGTTCAGGGGTTTTTCTTTTGACAAAGTTCAACCTATTTTGACAATCCGATTTATAATATAACTATTGCAGCAATGACTGCAAAATATTATTTTTTGGAGGTTCACAAGATGAACAAAATAAAAAAGAAAAGTATCAGAATAACCCTGATGGCGGTTTGCTTGATGTTGGTAATGCTTGCAAGTCAGCTTGGACAAGTGGTGACATATGCAGCAGGAGAAGTCACAGTCACAGTCACAGTTTCCACCTTGCCTGCATTGCTGACTGCAATCGAAAGTGCACAAGATGGTGATGTTATCGGAATTATGTATGGATTGAATGTTTCAGCAGATGCTGTTATTGGTGATCCTGACAAGCAGATCACTTTGAAGCGAATGAGTGATACAAGTTATTTGGATGTGAAGGTTGGCAATATCCTATTCCAAAATGTCACCTTTGATGGTAGTGGGATCACTTCACTATATCCATTTGTCATGATCAACAATAATGTCACCTTTGAAAATGTAGTTTTCAGGAATTCCATTTCCAATGCAGCAGGCGGTGCTGTTGGTGCTTATGTTGGGGAAGCTACTTTCAGAAATTGCCTATTTGAAAACAATAGAGCAATAGCAGGTGGACACCTGGCAGTAAGAAATGATGCAATCGTTAATATTGAGAACTGCACAATGAAAACTGGTTATGCTGTTTCAAAGGGTGGTGCAATCTTCAATAGTACAAGCGGTTCAACTACTCATATAACATCCAGTATCATCACAGAAAATGAAGCAGGTGATTATGGCGGTGGTATTGTGAATAATGGGGCATTGACCATTGCAGGAACAAAGCTATACAACAACACTGCAACCAATGGTGGTGCTGATATTGGAAACACAGGATCATTGACCTTGCAAGATTCCCTTGCAGTCTTGGTTGAACTGTTCAAAGATGATTTGATCCTTCCCAAAGGTTGGGTGAATGACTATGATTTTGCAGCAGGGATCTATATTCCTGACATTGACCCATCAGCACCCAATTCCCTTTTAAAGTTGGATTATGACCTTTTACCAACAGAAGTGACCCTTGCACCTTCATCCCTTGGTTCATCAGGTGATGGAAAGATCACAGGTCTTGAATCAGGAAAGTATTACAAAATTACAGTTGATGATGTCATTTATTATGCAATGGCTGATGGATCATTGACAATAACTGAATCAGAAGCAGAAGCACTGACAGGAACAGAAATTTTTGGCTTGATCAATGGTAAGACCTATTTGGTTGAAGAATACACAGCACCAGTTGCACCTGATCCTGATCCAGTTGAAGAACCAACACCCACACCAAACCCAACAGAAGAACCTTCACCTACTCCAACAGAAACCCCAACACCAAGTGAAGATCCAACACCGACACCAACCCCTGAACCTACACCAACAGAAACACCAAATCCGACACCTACCCCAACACCAGTTGTTTCAAATCCAAGTAGTGGGGGCAGTCATTCATCCTATACACCAACTGTCAAACCAATAGTTGAAGTTGAAACCAGGACCCCTATTGTGTTGGCATCAGGTAAGGCTGTCATGGACACCACAAAGACAGAATATATGCTTGGGTATACTGATGGTCTAATGGGTAACAAAGATACTGTCACAAGGGCACAGCTTGCCCAAATCGTGTATAGACTACTGACCCCTGAAAGTAAGGCTGTTGTCTATTCTGAAAAGAACAGCTTCAAGGATGTTGCAGCAGATGCCTGGTACAATGAAGCGGTCAGCACAATTGAAAATGCAGGTTTGATTTCAAAGGGATCTGATGGGATGTTCAACCCTGACAAGAATATCACATGGGGTGAAATGGTGACGATCCTGGCAAAGTTTGCTGAACCAAATTCTAAAAGGAAGATAATCACCAAGCATTGGGCAAAGGATGCTTTGAACACAGCAATATCTTATGAATGGATTGACTATAATGACCAGTTCAATCCTGATGGTGAAGTGACCAGTGTGGAAATGCTTAATTTCATCAATGCCATGTTCACCTGGACAAAACAGTGAAAAACCGACCTTATATAAAGGTCATATAGGGATTTTTTCAAGGGTCTTGGTATATTTGTACCCTTGATTTTGCATGAAAAAAGCACCCTGGCTTTGATCAGGGTGCTTCATTATTTTGTCAATATTTTATTGAACAATTGAACAAAGTTCAAAGGCATGGTATAATATTTGAAATTAACTTTTCAAAAATAAAGGAAGTGTTTGAATGACAACTAATGTTCCAAGCTTCATTGATTCACCTTATTTGATCATTGATGAAAAGGGTTGGTTGTTGAAAGATGATGCACCTGGTGACCTGGTGAAGGAATTCAAAGAATATATGAACTCTCTTAATCTGATACATGAACAAAATCCTTCATATGACAATGTTTAATATATGATGATGAATTGTATAGGGTAGCATATTAAAATGGCTAATTGACCGTTATATGACTTGTGGGAATGAAACAGGAAGGGGTGAAAGGGTGAGTTTTTCAAAAAGATTAAAACAGGCTATGGATGAAAGGAAAATATCACAAACTGAACTGGCTGCACATATTGGAAAGGGCAAGTCATCAGTTAGTCAGTACCTTTCAGGAAAAAACATCCCCAAGAATGATGTGCAACAGAAGATTGCAGAAGTGCTTGATTGCACAGTTGCATACCTGAATTCAGAAGTGCCTGAAAATGATAATAGTGAATCAGGTATTCGTAATATTACAGTTGCGGAAGCAGCAAAAAGACTTGATAAGTCAGAACAGTTCATCAGGGTGGCACTTCAAAGGGGAATTGTTAAATTTGGATTTGCAGTGAAGCTTTCAAGCAGATATTCATATCACATTTCACCTAAGTTGCTGAATGAATACATTGGATATAACCGGGTGACAAATAAGATGGATGAAGAATTGATTATTAAAAAAGAACAGATCCTTGATCTGCTGATTGAAGTTGATGATGATCTTGTTGGAAGATACTTTGATGATGACAGTGATGAAATGCTTGATGATAAGATTGAAGTTCTGACAGCATTGAAAGAAGGAAAAGAAATCAAGGACATTCCAAAATATTATGATATTCTTGAACTTTTACCAAAGGAAGGTATATGGGATTGATGAAGCATCTTGCAAAATTGCAGGGTGCTTTTTTTAATGATGAAAAGTTGAAAATGCAGTAAAATCAAGGGGTACAAACATATCAATGACCTTTTAATAATGCTTATATGGGCATTATATGAGGTTGTTTTTTATGCACTTTTCATGAAAAAGAAGGTGATGATTGCTGAATGATATTATTGAAATGCATCAATCGAAAGTATGATTGAAAGGCGGTAATCCAATTATCTCCCTGGTGTTTGGGTTAAAACATGATTCGTCATTTTGGTATTGCTGACGTTAAAGAACAAGCCAAATAAAACTGGACTGAACCAGGTAAAAAATGAATTTGAAAGGTGGAATTATTAATGAAAAAAGAAGAATTAATGAAACTAGGATTGGATGAAGCAACAGCAACAAAGGTTGCAGAAGCTTCAAATGAGGAACTGAAGGTATTTATTCCAAAGACAAGGTTTGATGAAGTGAATGAATCTAAGAAACAACTTGAAAAAGATGTTGTTGTAAGGGATACACAACTTGAAACATTAAAGAATTCAACAGGTGATGTTGAAGTATTAAAGAAAAGCATCACTGATCTTCAAACCCAAAACACAACTGAAAAAACTAATTATGAAACTCAAATGAAAATGTTTCAAATTAATAATGCAGTTGAAAAAGCACTGACAGGTGCAAAGGCAAAGAATATTAAAGCAGTAAAAGCACTGCTTGACCTTGATAAAGCTGAACTTGATGGTGATGCCATTAAGGGTTTGGATGAACAGGTTAAGAAATTGCAAGAAGGTGAAGATTCCAAGTTCCTTTTTGATATTCAATCTTCAAATAAACAACAGTTCAAGGGATTCAAACCTGGTGAATCAGGTGATAAAGCTGCATTCACTGGAACAGCACCATCTTCACTTGCTGAAGCGGTGAAGATGCATTTCACAAGTAATGAATAAAAATAAAAAATTGAAAGGTGGTTTTTTAATATGTCCGTAACATTAGCACAAGCAAAATTAAACGTAACAGATGCCCTTCAAATGGGTGTAATTGATGAATTCGCAAAATCCAATTTCCTTTTCAACAACCTAACATTTGATGATGTTGTTTCACCAGTTGGAGGGGGTGCAACCTTAACTTATGGTTACACAAGATTGATCACACAACCAACAGCAGGGTTCAGAGTAATAAACAGTGAGTATGTACCACAGGAAGTGACAAAGCAAAGATATACAACTGATCTTGCAGTATTCGGTGGTTCTTTCCAAATTGATAGAATCATAGCAAATATGGGTGGGATCATAGATGAAGTTTCCCTTCAAATGGCACAGAAAATAAAGGCTGCATCTGCATTATTTAATGACACAGTTATTAATGGTGATATTGCAGTAACAGCAGCTTCATTTGATGGA